CGGCACACCGCAATTAGTGGAGATATGTTTCAAAGATGTGTTAGGCATTCCCTAGCCCACGAAGCTTCTCGCTCACAATTGAGAGGAAGCTCCCTGTTGACCTTGAGGTATCGGGAACCACTTGAATTTGCAAGTCGTCCACTCCATGGGTCAGAGAACACGTCACACTGGCGCGGGGGTAATAACCCCAGAAATAATGAGAGCATATAAATATAAAAGCGGAGAGCGCGACGGAATGTTCCGTCGGCTTTCAGAAAGCACAACTTAGGGGATCGGATGAAGGAAATCCGCGACCCGTTCAGCGACCTCCACAACGTCTTCCACTCCAGCGCCCATAGACTGGGCACGTTTAATAATAGCACCCCATTCCTCATCAGGAAGAGGAGGATGGTAAGTGTGAGAAGACACGGCGGGGTTGGACGGATCGAATCGAACACGCCATTCCATAGTAATGAGGAATGTGACATCGGCGGGCTCACCCTCCTGAACGAAGATGATCGGAGAAAGCGCACTTGGAACCATATTCAAATCAGACCATGTGGCCGGACTTGCTGGTCGCAACTTTATAGGCGCAAACTCCGAGTATTCACCCATATCCAGGGGATAGCCGTGAGAAATAACCGATCGTAATGCCAGACGTCCACCCGAAAGCATACGGGGTGAGAAGTAAGAAATAAACCTCGAGATCTGGTCATTATACGTGTCCGTTGAAGACCCAATTGCCCATTGTTGATTGGAACGCCCCATCAAGAAAACTCCGTTGGAAGCCGAGACTGCCGTACCATTGATAACCTGGACGGTCATCGCAGAAGGAACAACACTCAAGGCGTTCATACCAGCGGTCGGGGTACCTCCCGGAAAAGGAATCTCCAGAACATTCGTATTTCCACCCAGATTCACAGCGTTGGCGGCGTTCACATCGGTGATCCCGCACATATTTAGCCACTTTGGTTCGGTACCAACTCGGTCCTGGAAAGGAGCGAACAGCGCGAACTTGGCGGAGGATGTGTGAATAGCGGTGGTACGGACGACGGTGTAGTTTCCAACAGGTCTTGGAAGACCGAGATGTTGTGGAAGCTTTGCGTTAAGTCCGTCACGATAGAAACGGTGTCTGGAGTTCTGGGGCTTGTGTGATTTGGTTGCTCCGAATGGCTTGGCCGGGAGAACCCCGGTAGCCTGAATCCACGATCTTCCCACCATCGGTACATTCGAAGCCCGAGGCCCACGAGGGCGACGGCGTCGAGAAGATCGAACGGGAGGAGCATACTTTGCAACCAATTCGCGAAGCTTGGGCATCTTACAAAAGAAAGATTGTTGTGCAACTCAGAAGAAGGAGGAGCCAAATTAGCTTGGTAGCCAAGACGCACGACGGGACAACTAACAAACCCTCGGAAGGTTCTAGAAATCATTCCGTAGCCATTTCTGCCCTTATTTCCTGCAAAGCAGGGCGGGAGGCGTCATCAGTTGGCCCCGCGTGCGTCTGGGCGGGCCGAGGGATTTCCCTTCGGCCCCTGGGCTCCATAAAAAGATCAAAAGGTTTGTGGATCTTGTTACCGGCGGCTATGGCCTTCTTTAGAACACCTTTGGCCGGACGAACCAACTCATAGTTATTGTAACTAGTCAGTTCGGGCAATAGATAGGTCTTCGGTAACTTGAAAAGTTCGTATCCACAATCCTCTAGGCTCTCCTCATGCTCTCTCATGGGCTCCATCACGTCACGAAAAACAAGAAGACGGTGATGATATGCGACATTCCGTGGCAATAAACCTCTATCACGTTCGATTACTCGTACTCGTTCTACACCGGACTTTATCCCAAATTTCAAACTCTCCAGGGTCCTTCCCTCTAGCTTTTGAAGTTGCTTCAAACCATAGCCTGCGAGGAGTTTCTGTTTATCCGTAAATCGGACAGAATCCCGCAAGACTTCCGGACAGCGAACTCCAATCCCTCCAAGGGTCGGATGCGAGAATAAGTTGAATAGACCTCCAAGTGTCTGTTCCTCGATTCGAGTACGAGAATAATGGATGAATCGTCTGAGCGTGCGAGCCGGATCATGGCAAGATAGCAAAAGATCCGAGAGGGAGTCAGCAAATGGCTTCTCCTTCTGATTGGCACGCGCAGGAGGACGATATGGACCACCGGCATCTCTCAAAAGAAGCCCTGCATTAAGTGCGGGCAGAGAAATGAGTCTCCGGTTTCCCGAGGAATCCCTTTTATCGATCCATCCAGCCGAATTGATAGTGACATAATCTCGAGAAAAATAATTCTTTCCCTCACTCAGTGTGAATCCCACTCTAGCCGTCTCCTCTTTCCAAATCTGGTAGAATGCAACATTCGCTCGAAAGCAGATGTCATCACCATTGATAAGGACAGGGAGATCATTAATGGAAAATTCCTTCCCCGAGTACCTCTCTAAAGCACGCCAATAGGCGACCAGATTGATGGTACACAAAACCGGAAAGGAAAGTAGGGATCCCATGAGTTGACCATTGGTCATAAGGAAAGGTTCGAGATCCAGACCTTGCTCGCGAGCCTGGGAGTAATATGGCTCCGGGTAGTTAACCCAGTGGGCACCGAGGACTTTTCTCAGAATAGAGCGTTCTCGGGAGGTTGCACCACCAGCGGCAAGAAGTGCACGAAGACATTCTTGATTAGCTTCCAAACTCAACCCGTCAGTTGCTGCTTTGTAGTCCCCACTGACCCAATGATCAAATTCCTGGAATAGGTGATTTGTCTGGGTCCGTAGGAACTCAAGGTCAGATCCTTGGACGGGACGAGTTGTTAGCTTGAACGGAGCATAGCGATCCAAAATACGTTTCGCCTTCTTCTGCCACGTCTGAGACAACCAATAAGGGAGTCCTTCTCCTTTGGAGATAACTCGACCTTTCAGTGGCTCTTCAATGACATGAACC